TGTTAAAGATCAGGCTATCGTCTAACTTCCAGATAGCATTGTTATAGCTAATTCCAGAGCCATCATCGGCAAAGACTGTCGGAGTACCTGCCACGCTTGAAGAAGTCAAGGCTCGGTCTTGAAATACGAAGTTGCCTAGCGCGTCCATATAGAGCGCGCCGTACTCGGTGGACTCGATGGTCTGCATAGCCCCTAAGCCTGTGCGAAGGCTGCCCGGGTCTGCCTGAACTGTGGTTTGCCCTGCATCAATGTCACGCATACCTGTAGGCCAGCCAATAGCATCGAGCAGCTTGCCAATGCGTGTGCCTGTGGTCTGTCCTGCTGTGCCGCCTGTAATGGTGCTGATTTGGGCGTTCTGAGCCAATCTGAAGCCATCTACAGCCTGAATGGTTGTATATACCACATCGCCTGTGAAACGAGGCGTAGAGGTGCTGTAAGAGGTTATATAGCCCGCAAAGATTGGATAGGTAACTGAACCATAGGTGGCTGTGATCTGAACCTTACGCATAGGGTTTAGCAGCCCCGCGTATGGGGAACTAGGGTTCTGAGGGTTGAAGTCGCCGTTCTGATCAACGATGCGCAGGGTTAGAGTGCCTGTCTGGAACTTATCACTTAGGGCAGTTCGACCACGAACAGTCTTAATCGAATCAACCTGACTAGATACATCAGCTGTGACTGCTGTGCCATCTGCGAAAGCATTAACGCCAAGGATACCTGCATCAAGAATCATAGGCGAGGCAAAGCCAGCACCAGTCGAAAAGTTTATGATTGCGTTGATTACAGGAATGGTCATTATATGTTCTCTGGTGGTACTGCGCCTGGGCGATAGGTATTGCTTCCGTTAGTGTTGGCAACCACTAGAGCATCGGCAACAACTTTGACGAATTCATCTTGCAAAAGGGTAGTGCCATTGTTATTTACAACGACTGTGACTGGTGCCTGAGGAATTGTATTTTGTAAGTAACTTGGAAGTGAGAAGCCAAAGCCACCTGCGTTTCCACCTAGGCCAGCGAAGGAATTGTTTGTTGCTGGTGGTGGAGTTGGCTCATCAACTATAACAACTGGAACTTCCTGAGGGTTATTCGTACCGGGATCTTTAGGGGTGTCTAAAACAACTTCAAGAGAATCTTCTGGGACATTCTTTTTACCGCCAACGCTGCTGCCGGGCATTCCAGCAATTTTGCCTAGGGTTTCCGCAATAGCATTAAGAGTGGTTAGCCATTCAGCAAATGGGTCTGCTAATGGCTTGATGCCATTTATCTGCCCCTGTAGGGCTGCTGTGGCTCGCTGTGAGGCTTCTAGTTGCTTTTGTAGCTTCTCGGCTAGTGCAGCATCTTCATTAAGAATTGCTTGCTGTAAGCGTAAGCGCAAAGATTCTTCATCTGTGATCTTGCCCTTCAATGCAGCTTCGATCTGAATCTTGTCTAGGTCGAACATCGCGCCAGCCTTAGCGAGCTTGGCTGCGTTTTCAGCTGCTAACTTATCTGCTTTGATCTTAGCGGCAGCGGCCAACTTATCTGCTTTAGTCTTTGCTGCGGCTGCGGCTTTCTCTGCTTTGATTCTAGCTGCTGCAGCGGCTGCTGCTGCTTTATCAGCCTTCTGTGTATCCTGACTTGATAAAGTCATTGGGGTTGTAAAGCGTGTACCCATTTTAGTAGCAGTAAGTCCTGCTTTTTCTGCTTTATCAAGGAATAGACCAGTACCTAAAAACTCTTTAGATACCTTAATAAACCTAGCAAAACCTGTTGTAGCGTTAGCGATTGATTCGGCAATTCGATCGATCGCGGATACTGTTCCATCTACATTCTGAGAATTGCTTAGAGTTGCAAGAGCATCAACCAAGCCTTTGCCAATAGTTTCTTTGGCATTGTTAGCGGCAACCTGTAACTTGTTTAATGAGCCTTGGTAAGAATTGGCAGCGCGAGTTGCTTGCCCAGCAAAGAGTTCTGCCAGTCTGACTTGAATCTCTTCAAAACTAGAAGAACTTAATTCTGCTTTAGATAAGCCAACACCTAAACGGCCAAGGGCTTGAGTCTGGCCTAGGTAGGCCTTCTGAAGGCTTTGGGATACTTGATCAACACTTTTACCTGTACCAGCAGCAATATCTAAGGCTAAGGCAAGAAGTTCCTGTGATTTAGTGACATCACCGGTTGCACGAAGAATGCGGTCTAATGCTGGGCGTAGTTCATCATCGAGAACGCCAGTTTGCATTTCAAGGCGATTGATGAAGCCATTGACTGTGCCAACATTTGCCCCATAAGCAAGATTTAGATTCTTTAGAGTTTGACCTAGGCTCTTAGCTGCTGCATCATCTTCGGCAAATGCCTTGACACTAGCTTTGCTAAATCGAGCAATAGCAGCAACACCAAAGGTAAGACCAAAAGCCTTAGCAAGATTCTTAACATTCTTTTCAAGTTTGTCTGTAGCAGACATGGCTTGCTTGAAGCCCTTGGAATCAAAAGAAGAACTTAACTTAATATCTGGAAATGCCATTATGCCGCCTTCTTAAACTTCTGTGTTTTGTTTCTTGCATAAAATTCAGACACAGCCTTGTCAATGGCTTTCATGGCAGCAGCATTGGCAACACCTTTGTTTTCAGCCCAAGCGCGATAAATAAAACGGCCGCGACCTTTAAGACTGCTCACCAATGGTTCTAAGTTACTAATAAATGTTTTACCAGCAGTAGGGTTAATAGATCGGCTCTTGCCTTTGGAATCGCTACCCTTACGGCCAACCCAAGGCTGACCATCTGGGTTAGTACGGCCAGCTGTTTCATAAATCGCACCAACTGCAGATTTGTTAATGATTCTAGCCATTGAAGTAAAGCCATTTTTATTAGGCTTGCTCACAGCGGTTGTATAAACAATATTACGAACGATGGTGTTGTAATTGAAGAATGGGAAGCGCGCCTCTGAAAACGGACGCGCTGCCCAACCACTCATCGGAGATTCTTTAGGTACAAACCCTCTAGCCTTTTTCACTACAGGCTTTAAGGCTATGCCTAATTCTTTTTTTAATTGCTTTTCAAGATCGGGAGTAAATTGACGAAGTGCCTTGCGCAGATCAGCGTTTCCGCGTATTTCTACTTTGGACATCTCTTATCTCCTTGTTTCGGTCTTTTAAGCCTTCCAATAAAGCCTTAAACATTCTGGAATCAAGTTCCAGTAAGTCATTCGGCGCGATCCCTGTTTCTAAACTTAGCCTTGCGACCAAGTAAGTGAATGAGTCACGCCCTATAATTCCGGGTCATCATCTAGAACTTCCACTCTTACAAGTGTGTCTAGAAAATCAACACCGAAAGGCTTGACAGGTTCACCGCTGCGGCGAATGCACTCCCAAGCCAGCCAATACACATCGCTCTGTTTTTCATCATCTCGGAAAGCCTTGTGAAAGCCTTTCTTCGCGTGTAACTCGAATGCGTATTCGATCGATGGAGTTATCTGATGATCAGATACAGAGCCATCTGCCCTTGTGATCTTTAGCTTTGCCATTTTTTAGCCCTTTTCTAATAGATTATGAAGTTGCTACTACGATTGATCCGTTTACATTCCATGTTACTGATTGCATACCTAGATCGCCAACTGCGCCATTAACATCTGTTGTGCCATTGACTAGGCATGTCATTGTGTAGCTTGGGTTAGTTGCTGATACTGCAGCAGATGTCTGCTTGATAACTACTGGTACTGAAGTACCCCAAGCAGCTTGAAGTGTCTGTAGAACTTCGCCTGTTGCTGTGTCATTTAAGAAGTCGATTGTGATTGAAGATGCTTCAAGACCCTTAACGAACTTGTGTCCTGAATCACCCATCGCTGTTACTTCGAGTTCATCGAAATTGCGGTTGATGGTTACTGCAGTAACATGGTCGCTAAGATCAACAGAGTTTACTGTGACCGAAACGCCATTATTTAGAAATACGGCCATTCTTATTCCTCATCTTTCTTTGATGTTGTCTTAGGTGCTACTGGTGCTGGAGTCTGTCCGATCTTGATCAGAAAGGCTTCCAACTCTTTTTCATAATCGGACATATTAACTCCAACTCGTAAGGATTGATACTGACATCTCGCAGCTGAGCAAGTCGCCTGACGCAGCATTGAGAACACTAGGGGCACTTATTGTGCCTACATTATAGACCAGAGAACTGGCAGCCAAAAGGTTAAACACAGCAACAACAGTTTCTTCAATGCCATTTAGGTTGCCTTCGTTATCAAATAAAGGCACAGTCATAATGATTTTAAAGTTAGCAGTTGGACTGATCGAGTTGCGCCCATTGTTATTAGGCGTTAGATATGGATCGTCTGGGCTAACGATAACTGAATTGGCTAGAACTGTTGCAGGTGGAAAGGCAAAGGTTTGCCATAAAGAGTTATTGACCAACGCTGTTGCCAGCGTGGTGCGAAGTGTGCTGACGGGCGTTGTCATTAGCCCACCATAGAGCGAGGGTCTAGCGCGTGGGCGATCAATCCTCTAATCCGCGCCAAAAGGGTATTGCCCATTCGGTACGGCGAGGGCTGGAAGTCTGGACTTACGCCGCCACTATTACTGGTCTGGCGGCTCTGCCAAATATCAACAGCTATCTCTAAAGCGGCTGTCTGAACTGCTGAATCTGCTGTCCAGTCTTGGTAAGTTTCCCCGGTGATTGATCCGTATGGAATAACAAGGTGCTTTAATCCAACAGCATTGTTATTACCTGAAATTGCGTAAGTAATTGTGTATGGAGTTACTTCTGTGATGGTCTTAGAACCATTGTGTTTTGATCCATTACCAGCGACCACGATTGATTGGCCAACAATAAAGCCATGAGGTAAGTCAAAATATAAAGTGCCAGTTGTAGCTGTATTGCTATGCGCCTGGTTAAATTCTTTGTTAGCCCAAAGCATAGGAAGCAGGACTGCGTCTGACGCGTCACACACTTCTTGAAGGGTTGCGTCTGCATAGAGTGTGCCAACGCCTAATGTGCTGCGTAGCTCGGCAACTGTGCAAAGTGACATTTATTTCCCTTCGTTAAGACCCAGAGGGGGCAAGGGCTATGCCCCCTCTGAGCGACTTAGTAACGACTAACTATTAAGTTAGGTTAAAGCGGCGAACTCCGCCACCCCAGATTGGGGCAATTGCGTAGTATCCATAGACTGCTACTTGTAGCTGTCCGTTAGCCAAAGCCTGAACCTGAAGGGTTGTCTTTGGTGCTTCGTAGAAGCGGAATGCATCTGGTGAGATGATGAATGCTGACTCATCAACCAAAGTTGATACTGTCATGTGTGGATCTACTGCAAGAGCAAGACCCAAAACATTTCCAACAATGCTCTGACCTGAAACAACACCAGCAGCGTTTGAAGGCTGTGCAGCATTGAATAGAGGGCGGTATGTTGTATCTTCAGCAGCCATGATCTGCTCCCACCATGCTGTATTAACAACAAGGTTGCGGGCGAACTTGCCAGAAGCTGCGTAAGCTGCTGGAGTTTCCTTGGCGATATATGCCTTTAGACCAGCGATGGTTGCAGCTTGTGTTGATGCTGCTGTACCTGATGCTGTGAATGCAGCAACTACTGCTTGATCTGTGTATTTAGCATACGCGTCATTTAGTTCGCGGATTAGTTGATCGTAGAATGCAGGTGATGAACGATCTAACAATTCCCAAGAAATTGTCTGGATTCCAGCAGCCTTCTTGACATCAACTGTTAGGTATGTTGAAGCCATTTCAGTTCCGCCTAGTGCGCCATTCTCGTCTTCTAGTGTAACTGTTGGTGCT